GATTTGCTTGATTTTTTAGAATCAGCTTTAGTATCAACTTCTTGAGATGATTTAGTATATGTTTTAGCTTCTTTAAGCATTGATGGCATGTCAGTACCCCAATCTCTATTATCATCAGGATTAAGACCTAATTGTTTTAATTTAACTTTACCATATGCTTTTAATTGACCTAAAGCTCCAGCTTGATCAGCAATAAAATCTGCTGCATCTTCTGGGTATGACCATCCTGAAATGATTTTGTTTTGATCAGGTGAATAAACCCAAACTATATAATCTGGTTGGTTAAGTTTTTCTTTTTCATTTTGAACCACCATTTCTTTTAAGAATTTTTCAAATCCAAGTTCGAAATCTTCTTTTGGGCGAGCTTCAAAATTATTAATTGGGTTTAAATCAATATAATTTTCTACAATAATTCCTTTTTCTTTAAGAATTGTTGCAGCATAATCAAATGTATTTGCTTGGGTAACAAATTGAGGAAATTGTCTTAAAGCTTGTTTCATAAAAACATCTTTATGGCCTTTTCCTTCCTTAATTAAACCATATTGTTCTTGTAGTGTCATTGTTATTTATTTTTAATTTTATCATATAGTTCAAATAAACCCTCAGTTGTAGATTTTTTATCTTTTTTATTTTTCTTAAAATCAATAAGCTGTTTTTTTGCACTTACCATTTCTTCAGTCATATCAGTAATATCAGCTATAATAGCATCAATTACTCCAGGCTCATCCATGCCCTTAGACATTAAATCTTCAATTTCTAATTGTAAATTAGCTAATTTTATTTTTAGAGCTTTTAGTTTTTTTCTAGCATTCATATTAATAAATATTATTATTTGTATGTTTTACCCCACAAATCTTTATAATCTACAGCTTTAGATTGTTTAGCTAATTTTTTACGGTTTACTGGTGTAAATCCAAACTTTTTTACGTAATAGTTATCTTTAACTCCATCTTCAGTAGCTTTTGGACCAGGTCCTAAATTACCAGTTCCATATCCTTTTTTAAATGCTTTAGGAGTAGCGTAGTTCATACCAACACCAGCAGAAAAAGCAGCACCAGCTGTTCCTCCACCTGTCATAGACATTTCTTTAAGAATATTTTTGATACGTTCTCTAAGTTTAGAATGTTCCATTATTTAATAGATTTTAATTCGTTAATTAATTCACAATATTGCAATAAATTTACAACATCATCATTTTTAACATTGTTAGTTTTGCTAACAGGTTTAAGTAAATTTGTTACTTCATTCAATTTAATTTTAATAATTGGATCTGAAGTTTTTCTATTAAGAATGGTGATTTCTTTTTTAAGATTTTTAGCTGTTTCGTTATAAAAATCTCTTAATCTGGCAACATTATCAACTGAGTTGATATATTCTTTTAATATAGCTTTTTGATTATTATTTAGATTATCATATTTTTTATTAAACTTATCTAATAAAATTTTATATGTTAAAATACGTAATTCTTTATCATAACCTTTAAATTCTTCTAAAATTTCTTCTTTAGGAGTATTATTAGGAGTTATTGATAAATGTTCTAATAATGTTAATCTATTTGATACTATTTGATCAAGATTAGCTTCTTTATTTTCAAATGTCTCCATCAAAATATACAAAGCAGCGTGTGCTTTATAATTAGGAATTTTAGTTTTAAAAAATTCATCTAAATCATAACTTTGTTTAATCTCTTTAATAAGATTATATTTTTCACGCTTTAATGTTTCTTTATTTAAATTGCGAGAAGCATTTAATATTGTATTAAGTACTGCTTCAGCTTTAGCTTCAGATACCGAGGTATTTTTAAATACAGTTTCATATAGTCTGTATTCTTTTCCCAATTCGCTCTTCACAAAGTGTTTTTTCAAAATATCAACTGCAGGGGAGTTTTTATTAGATAATGCGTCCGCGGTAATGGTTCGAACTAAAAGTTCAAATAAAAGACCAGTATTGCGCAACTTATTATGCTTAATCAGTGCCATTTTATGGTATTAATGTGAGTATATATTATAAATATGATAAAATTATTCCTTAATATTATTTTCGTCTAGAAAGTTAATTTTCTCTAATCCAGAAGCCAACTTTTTACTACCTAGAGATTCTAATAATTGTCTATTTTTTAAATATTCTATTTTAGAATCTTCACGTAAACGACTTTCATCACTATCATCTACTTTATTAGATTGTCTACCCAATCTGTCTCTACCTAGTGGATCCTGTTGAGTATTCATAAATGATGATTTTTCTTCAGGGCGTCCTAATTTTCTAAAATTACGATCCTGATCATATCCTGTAGGTACATTAGCTGGGTCAGATTGCATTCTTCCTGTTCCATATAATGAAGCTAAGTCATGTGGTGTGCCGTATGACTTACCTGATTCGGTTGGATCATTACCTTCGTTTTCAATCTGAGTTAATCTAAATGCACGCTTAGCGTCTTCACGAGTTAAGTCTCTGTAATCATCAAATTCGTCTTCACTAAAGTGGAAGATATTTTTATAAACCCAGTCACTAGGTAATAATTTTGAATCAAGAGCATCTTTAGCTAATCCAACTTTTTCTCTCATTAATGCTATTCTTTCTTGATCATAAATGATTGAAGGAGTAGTCATTGACAATTCAAAATTAGTCAATCCAGCATCTCTATAACCTTGAGTATATAAATGTACTAATGCAATTTTATATAATTCAGATATTATAATACGTTGAATGCGATCAATTGTACGAGCAAATCTAATATCTTCAGCTGCTAATGTTGCTTTACCAGTTAAATCTTTTTCATAACCCATAAATGCTTTTGGAACTTTTAACGCTGCAAATAGCTTATCACGTAAGTATTGTACGTCTTCTATTCCGGCATATTCTAAGCCTTTTGTAGTATCAATTTTAGTAGTTGCATCATTACCACGAATAGGAATATAGAAATCTTCTAACATGTTTTGCATGTTATATTTTAAATTATATTCACCTGTTTGAGGATCAATATATGGAGTACGTTTCATTTTAGTAACGGTTTTCTCCATAAAGTTATCTACTTCACTAGGTGGAATACCACCTATATTTACGTAAAATACGCGTTTTTCTGGCGCTCTAACAATTCGATGGATTAGCATCGCATCCTCCATTAAAGCATATTGTTTGTATAATTTACGCGCAGGTTCAATATAAGCTCTACCATATGGTAAAAAGTTAGTATCTGCTAATAATCTAAAGTGAGCCACCTCATAGTTATCAAATAAAATAGATTTACTATTAATTGATGTTTGATTTGGAACATGATATTGACCTGAAGTACTTACTCCATCTGGGTCATATCTAAATCTTACGCTAGCAGGATTTTTTGGATCATATCCTTCTTGTCTTTCAATATGATATGCAGAATAAGGAATTACGTTGTAAACCCCATATTTGTCTGCGATTTCTAGTTTTAAGAAAAAGTCACCATACTTACACATATTTCTAACCCATGTCCAAAGATTAAATTCAATATTTAATACATCATAGAATAGATTATACAATAATTTTTGAACGGTATCATCACTACTTCTAATTTGAAGTACTTCACCCATATCATTTTTTAGAGTACATTCATCGGCTACTATATCCAATGATGATGCGATAATAGCATCACTATCCATTACATCATACTCAGAATACAATTGCGTTCTAAATATTTGGTAATTTAGAGATGATTGATGCCCATACAATGATGTAGGACTTGTTGAGTAAACTCTATTAAATCTATCTATCAATGAATTGGTTTCAATTTCACCATTTCTTTGAATAGAGTTAACGTCTACTACTTTTAAACTGTCTCCTCCAATGTTTCTTATGATAACATCCGTACTGAAGAGTCGTTTTAATCTTGTAAAAATACTAGTGTCTGCCATATCTTATTTATAAATATATTAAAGTAACCATTTAATGCTTTCTTGTTGACCATTAACATCCATAGCATATGGATTTTGGACTGCGTTGCCTGAATAGCCCCCAGCATGTGGAGATCTATTAACTTGCATTCCTGCTAATGATGCTCTAGCCATATCTGAATTTTGCTGTTTAAATCTAAATGAAGTGTCTCTTAAGTATTGACTAATACCGAAACTTATTACTAAATCATCATTGTAACCAGCTTGTGCTTCTGCTTTACCATTTCTCCAAATGAATACCTTCATTTCTTCTAGTAAACGCTTTGAACGAATAATGACTGATTTTTCATTTAAATACTCTTGAAACTTACCAATAATCATTGGACGTGTTTTTAATGAGTTAGTAAAACCAGGTGTCAATTTATCGTTATTATCATAGCGATCAAAGAATGAATCTGAAGTTAGCATATCACCTTTTGGTGAATGGTAAAAATTTCTATATCCTCTATCTAATATTGTTTGAATTGTGTTCCAACCAATACTACTATTTTCTACTACTAATAGTGCTTCATTATATTCGGTAGCTACACCTACTAATAAATGACCATATTCTTTAGTACCAATTTGACCTTTATATTCTGCAACTTGGCAGTTATTTTCAATATCAATAACATGAAATGCTGATGAGTCTTTACCATCACCCCTTGCTACGTCAGCAACTACCATATATGAACGTGAGTAATCTGGTGATTCCCAGACCCATAAATTTTTATCTGCTCCTCGTCTTTCAACAGGTTCTATTACATATGATTGTTCATAGTATTCCATCATTTCAGGATAAAATACAGTATCACCTGATGTTGAAAAGTCACAGTCACATTCTTGAGCTGCTAATCTTGGATCACCTAGTAATTCATCTTGTTTTTTTCTCCATGCTTCATCACGTTCAGGGTGAACATACCAAGGTAATTTAATTGGTAAGAAATCATTTTCACTTGATTCTGCTTTAACCCATGTTTGATGAAACCAGTTACCTGTACCATATGGAGTTGATAATACAATTGCACCACCACCCGTTGCTAGGGTTTGTTGTGCTGATGCCCAAATCTCACCAATATTTTCAATAAACGCTGCCTCATCCACAATTAACAAAGATACGGCTTCAGATCGACCTGAGTCACCTGCTGCTGAAACTGCTTTGATTTGTGAACCATTTTCTAATTTAAGAGTCAGTTTATTATTTTCTATTGCCGTTGTTCTAAGCCACGATGGTAAATTTTCATACATGAATTTTACCTTAGTAACCATATTTTTAGCTGTGTCTTGCTTAGTAGCTAAACACAATACGTTTCTGTCTTTATAGAATGTCATTAACCATAAAGCATAACCCGCTGCTAATGTTGATATGCCTAGCTGACGTGATTTAAGTACAATTGAATATGGATTATCTTTCCATAAATTTAATACTTTACCTTGAAACGGATAAAGATTAAATAGTACTCTACCTCGAGTTGGGTGCTGGATGTAGCAATACTTGCGCATGAAATGGTCAGGATTCTTAGCGCATAGTATGTATTCCTGTTTTATAACTTCACGTAAATCTTGAGACATAAAAATTTATTTTAATCTCCAATAAGCCTTTAAGTTCAGATTGTATCTAAACTTATTATCTATTCCTAGTCCAATACCGTATAATTCTTTGGCTCTAGTTCGGAGTAATACTTCAGGCCCAATATAATTAATTCCTTCTTTATTTCCAACTATTCCAATACCTCCATAAATGTTATATTTCTTTTCAGGAGTAACATGGGTAATGGTTGTTACTGGGAGGCGTAATGTATAATCAACTTTTCTTGATTTAATCTTATTTTTAGTTACTGAATCACTAATACAAATTTTTAATGTATCTGATAGTTTAAGTGAATCTTTATAAAAATAAGTTGAATAATAATCACCTATTACATATGCAGTATCTATTACATGCGATGTATCATGAATATATTCTGTTTTTGTTACTAATTTTGGAACATATCTATCAGTTGTTTTAGTAATAGTTTTATATTCAGTAGTAACAGTAGTGATAGTATCATGTTTAGTTACAATATCTATCGGATTACTGCTGCACTTTTGGAAAATTATAATTCCAAATAGTGCAGCGATAATCAATAAGAAAAACTTTGATTGGGTATTCAATTTCATTTAATTTATCTATTAATATTCTTCGCTAAAGTCGAAATCATCTTCGCTATTAACGATTTTATCTAAAACTTTCTTTTCTTTAGTTTTAGCTATTAATTCTTTTTTAATTCTAGCTATTTTTTCTATATTTCCTTCAGCTTCAGCAGCTCTATAATCTTTTGCTAGTACTTTCATTTCTTGTTCTAGTCTAGCTAATTTAGCTACTGGGTCGTTTTCCATATCAATTGGTTCTTCAGCTTTTGCTTTCTTTACCGATATATGAGTTTTTACAGATCTATGAGGAGTAGGCTCAGAAACTGAACTATGCATTCTTTCTGACTTATGTGGAGCTAAATCAGGTTCAGATTTATTAGCTTTTGATGTTGAAGATGTTCCACCTTCTCCTTTAACTTTAGCAATAAATCTATTTAATTGATTATCAAATAATTCTGGTCCTCTTCTTAAAGCAGCCATTACATCTTCGTCAGCTCTAATTGCTTTTTTAAGAGCTAAACCACTTAATTCAGGATTATCAAAAATAACTTGTTTAATTGCTCTTTCAAGTTCACCTTCAATCTTAGCCATTTCAGATATTACATCATTGGGGTGGCTAGCTCTAAAAGCTATTCTA